CTCGCCAAGCTGGTCGCGGCCATCACCCACCCAAAGCGCCGCGCCATGATCGAAGCCCGCTTCGGCCTCACCGGCGAACCGGAACAGACGCTCGAAGAGATCGCCAAGGACTATGGCGTCACGAGAGAGCGCATCCGGCAGAACGAATGGAAGGCCATTCGCGAGATGAGGGAAAAGGCTAGACGCATGGGCATTGAAGTGCCAAAACATCCATATCGGTATTGATCCCTCTGCGGTTTACTTTTCCCGCCGCAGCAACTAGCCCCGCCCTTGTGGCGGGGTTTTTTTTGCTCTATATTGCGCCGCATGACACCAGACGAACTCATCCAATGGCGCACCTCGGTTGCCCTATCAAAGCGCAAGGCAGCAGAGGCCCTTGGCCTCGCCCGCAATACGTTCCGAGCCTATGAAACCGGCAAGCAGCCGATTCCGCGATACATCGAACTTGCCGTTAAGGCAGTCCAGAAAACCGACAATAAAAAGGACAGCAATGCTGACCTATAAGCTGATTCCAACCTCAGACCTCATCCCGTACGCCCGCAACAGCAGGACGCACTCCGAGGCCCAGGTCACCAAGATCGCATCCTCGATCAAAGAGTTCGGGTTCATCAACCCGGTGGTGACGGACGGCAAGAATGGCATCGTGGCGGGCCACGGGCGCGTCCTGGCGGCGAACAAGCTAGGGCTGAAGGAAGTGCCGTGCGTAGAAGCAAGCCACCTCACGGAGGCCCAGAAGCGGGCCTATGTCATCGCCGACAACCGGATGGCGCTCGATGCCGGATGGGACATTGATCTGTTGAAGGTCGAACTCGGTGATCTTCAGTCGCTCGACTTCGATCTGGCCCTCACCGGCTTCGATCCGGGCGAACTTGAGAACTTCCTCGCGGAGAAAACCGAGGGCTTGACCGATCCCGATGCCGTGCCGGAAACGCCAGTCAATCCGGTGACGGTGCTGGGTGACGTTTGGGTGATGGGCAAGCATCGGCTGATGTGCGGTGATAGCACTAGCATCGACGCGGTGGACAAGCTGATGGCTGGTGGTAAAGCCGACATGGTTTTGACAGACCCGCCTTATGGTGTCAGTTTTGTGGGCGTGAAGGGCAGCATGTATTCTGGGGGGAAAAGGGCTGGCAAGAATTCTGCGGAAATGATTAAAGCTGATGATCTGCGCGGCGATGACTTGTCGCAATTGTTCCTTGATAGCATATCCTGCGCTTCGGTGTCGTCAAAAGACGGCGCGGCCATGTATATCTTCTTCGCCATAAATAGATCAGCGGAGACTTTGGCCGGCTTATCTGGCATCGGGCTGGAAATAAGGAATTGGCTTATATGGGACAAGGGTAACGTCGGGTTCCATGCTATGGGGGCGCAATACAAGCCAAACTACGAAGCATTTTTGTATTGCCACAAGGCAGGCAAAAGCCCTGTTTGGTATGGAGGCCAAAAGGAACAAACCATTTGGAGGCATCCAGTCGAGCGAGAGGGCCTGCATCCAACGATGAAGCCGGTTTCTCTTTTGCAGCGTGCCTTGCAGAACAATAGCAAGCAAGGCGATGAGGTTCTTGACTTATTTGGCGGCTCAGGCTCCACTCTGATCGCATGCGAGAAAACAGCCCGCGAATCCCGCCTAATGGAACTCGACCCAAAGTATTGCGATGTCATCGTCAAACGCTGGCAGGAATTCACCGGCCACAAGGCAACGCTCGAATCCACCGACCAGACATTCGAGGATGTCGCTTCCAACCGCTACGATTGGAAGAAGGACAGCGCCGCATCATATGACGTTGCCATAGCCGAAAAACGCAAGGAACTCGAGGCCTCGACATGACCGAAGAAACCAAAGGCAAGCTAGGCCGCAAGCCACACGCACCGACAGACGCGCAGCGCCAGCTTGTCTCGCTCCACGCAACGGTCGGCACCACGCACGAGAGCATTGCCGAAATCCTCGGCATCCACAAAGAGACGCTTTACAAGTACTATTCCGCCGAACTGAAGCAAGCACGCGACAAGGCCAACGCAACCATCGGCGGTGCGCTTTTCAACAAGGCCAAGGCTGGCGATACCACCGCCATGATCTTCTGGCTCAAGACGCGCGCACGCTGGCGCGAAACCGTGGACATCTCAAACGAAGATGGATCACTGAGGCCAGAGCCAGTCGCTGCCGCCGTCCTTGCTGCGCTCAACAAGATTTACGATGACGCCGAGTGAGCATCGAGCCGCCAACCATCAACGGCTCTACAAGTTCGCACGTACGATCTACCGCGCCCGCACCAACCAAGAGATGCTGCCGAACGAGCATCAGCGGGCGATCTGCCGCAGCCTCGAACAGGTCTTCGCCCACCGCATCAAGCGGCTCATCATCAACGTACCGCCTCGATCAGGCAAGACCGAGATCGCTGTCAAGGCATTCATCGCCTGGACCATCGGCCTCGTGCCTGATGCTGAATTCATCCACGCCAGTTATTCCAAGCGACTCGCCACATCCAACGCATATGACATCCGCGCCATGATGCAGCACGAGACCTATCGATCAATCTTTCCGTGGGTTTCGCTCCAAGACGATAGCAAGGCCAAGGATGAGTTCCGCACATCACACGGCGGCATCGTCTACGCAACCGGCGCAGAAGGAACCATCACCGGCTATGGCGCTGGCAAGATGCGAGACGGCTTCGGCGGTGCCATCATCATCGACGATCCGCACAAGGCCGGTGAGGCAACCTCGCCCATCATGCGCCAGAACGTGATCGACTGGTATCAGACCACAATCCAGTCGCGCCTCAACAAGACCGACACGCCGATCATCGTCATCATGCAGCGGCTCCACGAGGATGATCTTTCCGGCTGGCTGCTTGGCGGCGGCTCTGGCGAAAAGTGGGATAGCCTTGTCATCCCCGCCCGAGATCCAGATGGCTCATCGTTCTGGCCGGAGCAATTCCCGCCCGAGATGCTCGACCGCCTTGAGCAATCCAGCCCATACGTTTTCGCTGGTCAATACATGCAACGCCCAGCACCGCTTGGCGGTGGCATCTTCAAAGATGAATGGTGGCGGTTCTACGATGCCATGCCGCCGCTCAAGTGGCGGGCGATCTATGCCGACACCGCACAAAAGACAAAGGAGCAGAATGATTATTCCGTCTTCCAATGCTGGGGCCAAACGCAAACCGGACAGATCGTGCTGCTCGATATGGCACGCGGCAAGTGGGAGGCTCCAGAATTGGAGACGATGGCTCGGGCATTCTGGAAAAAGCATCTTTCCATTCCGCACGCGGGGCCGCTTCGAGCCTTCAAGGTCGAAGACAAGGTGAGTGGCACAGGCCTGATCCAGAAGCTAAAACGCGAAGGCATTCCGATCATTCCGATCCAGAGGAACGTGGACAAGATCACCCGCGCATTCGATGCAGCGCCCTACGTCCAATCTGGCAACGTCTACATCATGTCCAACATTGATCACCTGGCCGATTTCATGTCCGAGGCCTCGGTCTTTCCCAACGGCACACATGATGATATGATAGACGCCGCAATGAGTGCAATTTCCGATATGACCGCGCCGCAGTCTGCTCCTGCGGTTCGCGCCTTGTGAGGTTCTAGATGGGACTTTTTGACCGTTTCCGCCGCCCGCAAGAGCGCAAGGAATCCGCTGCCGCCAAGCTGATGGTGATCAATCCCGGCCAAGCCGTGTGGTCGCCACGCAACTACGAATCCTTCGCCAAGGAAGCCTATGGCAAGAACGTGGTGGCATATCAGGCCATCAACCGGATTGCTGATGCCATCGCATCCGTCAATCTTGGCGTCTACCGTGGTGAGACGGAACTGGTTGATCATCCGCTCATCACACTGCTCGAGCGCCCGAATCCGCTTCAGTCCTATTCCGATTACGTTCGCGCCAAGGTGTCGTTCCTGATGATCGCGGGCAACGGCTACGAAGAGCGGTTCATGGTGGGCCGCGAGGTCAAGGAACTTTACCAGCTTCGCCCCGACCGCATGAAGATCGTTCCGTCATCCAATGGCATACCGTCTGCATACGAATATACGCTCGGCCAGAACAAGGTGCGGTGGGAGATGGATCCTCGCACGCTCACATGCGATGTGCGGCACTTGAAGCTGTTCAACCCGTTGAACGATTGGTACGGCATGTCACCCATCGAGGCAGGTTCCTACGCCATCGACCAGAACAACGAAGCCATGAACTGGATGCAAGCATTGCTCCAGAACTCGGCGCGTCCTTCTGGTGCATTGACCGTCAAGGATTCCGGCACGCTATCGGACGAGAACTTCAACCGCCTCAAGGCCCAGATCGAGGAACAATACTCTGGCTCCTCCAACGCCGGTCGCCCGATGCTCCTCGAAGGTGGACTTGACTGGCAGCAGATGGGCTTGTCACCGGATGACATGGGCATCATCGATGTCAAGTTCTCCTCGGCCCGTGACGTTGCCCTAGCCTTCGGCGTACCGCCGCAGTTGCTCGGCATTCCTGGCGACAACACCTATTCCAATTATGCCGAGGCCCGTCTGGCGTTTTGGGAAGACACGGCACTCCCGCTGCTCCAAATGATCGTGAACGATTGGAACAATTGGCTCGGTTCCATCTACGGTGTCGAGATCAAGCCTGACATCGACAGCATTCCGGCCATTGCCGAGAAGCGACTTTCGATGTGGCAGATGGCTGATCAGTCACAAGACCTCACCATCAATGAACGCCGCGCCTTGAAGGGCTACGGGCCAATCGATGGCGGTGACACCTTGTTTGTTTCTTCCGCCGAAATCCCCTTGAGCATGGCAACAGAACCGTTACCGGAACCACTCAGCCCCGATCTTGTGAAAGCACTGGCCTATGGCTCGAAGGCTGGTTGATTCGAACACGCGCCGCGAGGTGCGCCGTCAAGGCGCATTACTCGACAGGTTGACCGTCCAATTCCGTGGCCGTCTTCAGCGCGAGATCGCAACCGCCATGCGTGAGATGGTCGAGCATTGGGAGCAGACCGGCAACGTCACCTTGCCGCGCGACTTCCGTGACCGCATCGAGGAGACCTATCGCCAGATGGCAATTGCCTCGATCACCATGTTCGGATCACGCATCATGGAGCAAGCCAAGGCGCGAGGCTTGAAACTGGAGACCAAGGAAAGCTTCGCCCAGATCATGACGCGCAGGGCATTGCGCTTTATTGAGCAAGAGGCGATCCGCCGCCGCATCACCGAGGTGACGGAAACAACCCGCGACCAAATCATTAGGGCAGTTCGGAAAGGCTACGAGGATGGCTTGGGCCAACGCGGCACCGCTTCCTACATCCTCGATCTGGTGCCACAGATTTCATCCTACAGGGCCGAGATGATCGCCCGCACCGAGACGCACGGCGCTGCCAACTATGGATCCCAGGAGGCCGCAAAGCAGACCGGCTTGCCATTGGCCCGTGAGTGGTTGGCCGCTGCGGATGACCGCACCAGAGATACGCACCGCGAGGCAAACGGTCAGGTTGTCGGAATGGACGAGAAGTTCAAGGTTGGCGATGCTGAACTCATGTTTCCCGGTGATCCAGAAGGCCCCGGCGATGAGGTCATCAACTGCCGTTGTGCTGTTGGTTACATCGTGGACGAAGCCGCCCTTGAGGCCATGTTGTGATTTCAATCAACCAATGATATATTCCCCTCATGCCTAGCCCCGGCCCGACCGAAAACGAAGACGAGTTCATCTCCCGTTGCATGAGCGACGAGGAGGCGATGTCTGATTTTCCCGATGAAGATCAGCGTTATGCCGTCTGCATTTCCAAGTGGGAAGGCAAGGCCGATGGCTACTCTCCAACCGAGGCAATGGCACGAGAAGCCACACGCGGCCTCGAATGGCGCGATGAGTTCAACCGTGGCGGCACCGAGATCGGCGTTGCCCGCGCCCGTGACATCAAGAACCGCCGCAACCTATCGCTCGATACCGTCAAGCGCATGGTGTCTTACTTCGCCCGCCATGAGGTGGACAAGCAAGGCCAAGGCTTCTCGCCAGGCGAAGACGGCTATCCGTCCGCTGGCCGCATCGCATGGGCCTTGTGGGGCGGTGATCCCGGCAAGTCATGGGCCAACGCAATAGTTCGCAGAGAAGAGGGCGACAAGTTCATGTCCGAACCGATCCAGCATAAGAACGTATCCCTGACGCTCAAGCGCGAACCGGATCAAGATGGCGTCTTCGAGGGCTATGCCTCCGTCTTCGGCGTTGTCGATCAGGGAATGGATGTGGTCGAACGCGGCGCATTCCGCAAATCGCTCGGCTCTCGTAAAGTCAAGATGCTCTGGCAGCACGATATGAGCCAGCCCATCGGCGTCTGGGATGATATTTACGAGGACGAGCGTGGCCTGTTTGTCCGTGGCCGTCTACTCAAAGAAGTAGAAAAAGGCCGCGAGGCAATGGCGCTTCTCCGCGCCGGGGCCATCGATTCCATGTCTATCGGCTATCGCACGATGGAAGCCATCCCCGAGGGCGATGGCCGTGTTCGCAAGCTGATGGAAGTGGACCTATTCGAGATCAGTCTTGTGACGTTCCCGATGCTGCCGGATGCAAAGGTGACAAACGTCAAGTCGATCACCACCGAAAGAGATTTCGAGCGTTTCCTGCGCGATGCAGGATACTCCCGCAAAGAGGCCGTGGCTCTCACTCTCCACGGATTCAAAGCCCTACAGAGACAGCGGGACGCTGGCGATGAAGAGGCCGTAATCGAGGGCGTCGATGCCCTTTTACAGTCACTGTCAAAGCTAAAGGAATCCCTGCATGTCAGAGGAAATCAAGAAGGCCATCGGCGCGGTTGACGCGCTGCACGCCGGATTCGAAGAGTTCAAGAAGGCCAACGACGAGCGCCTTGCCCAGATCGAGAAGAAGGGCAGCGCCGATGTCGTGACCGAGGCCAAGCTTCAGAAGATCGAAGC